GGACTATCTGCCAAGCAAGTAGCTAGTATCCTTATCTATACAGATACCAGACGTTTGCAGGAATGTGAGGAACATAGGAAAGAGCGAGTGGCACACTGGTTTAGTAAGTATATCGAATCCTTGGCAGAAGAAGCTAAAGGTGAGATTAAATCAGTGATAGCTAACCTGGAACGCGCCTTGGCTTACACCCCAGAAGAACTGGACTTCTAACCAGTAGTTGTTACTCCCTAGCCTGGTAAGCTGTCATAGTTACCAGGCTATTTACTACCCAGGCCAGAAGCATAATGAGTGGCTACGCCACAACCTATTTGATTAGATCAAGAGCATAAGGGGGTACACCCCTTTTTAGATCCGGTACCCCTCTCGTATATCAATAGGCTTTGTCAAAATTTACTAAAAATTTCAAATACTAATCTATTACTAGCTTATACATAGCTATCTTCTAAGCTCTATCTGTACGGCTTTGACTTTCCTCTGAGTCGGCACTTATGAAAATCACTGAGAGAAAAAGGATAGCTATCTATACGCTTTTAAGTAGAAAGGATTATCCAAGATGGCATTCGATGTACCTAAATTAGTTAATCTAGTAGCTCATGGCCTTCCTAATACCCAGGTTGCCAGAGCTTTAGGTATATCTGATGGAAGGATTAGCCAACTACTAGATCACCAACCGATAGCTGATTTGGTTAGCCAAAGGAAACAGGAACTAGCTACTGAAGAAATAGAGAAAACTACTACTCTAGAAATAGTAAGTGGGACTTTACTAGAGAATATTAAAGGACTAGCAGCAGATTGTGATAGTCTAGGAGAAGCTGTTAGAGCTTTTGAGACTATTGAGAAGATACAGGCTACTAAGAAAGCTAATAGTAGAGATGAGCAAGGAGAAGGAGTAGGACATATAACCCTTAATGTTCCTTTATTTGTACAGCAGAATTTACAGATTATAGTCTCCTCTGCTAATGAGATAACAGCTATTGGGGATAGATCAATGGCAGCAATGCCCACCTCTAGCGTCCAGAAGCTAATTAAAGAGCATCAACAGCGAGACCAGAATAAACCACCCATAGAAGTCCCAATAGAGGACATACAAGATGACCACGAAACAGAGAATGATACTAGCGATTATAGCCAAGAGAGACATGGAAAAGAAAGCCCAATTAGCCAAGATAGCTCAAAAGAAGATAGAAGTAAGGATAAAGCCACCAGCTTTGGAGACCTCCAAGATGTCGAGTTCTGATATGTGGATTACTAAGCCTTTTTATAGAATGAGTTCAGCAGAATTGGCACTAAGACAGATGATTTGTAAAGATACAGATGAGGGTTAGCCCCTGATGGCTTATTTTGTTACTATTCCAGTAGCTTGCACCAATAGACTTTGTAGCTATGAAGGGATTACACAAGTAGCTAATAGTTCTAGAATGAAAGAAAAAGTAGTTTGTCCTAGATATGGATTTAAGACCTTAGCAGATGCTATGAAAACAGAGGTACTTAGTTTAATGGCTAAGAATGCTAAAGAAGGATTGGTGATCTAGCAATGGCTACAGGAGATGATATTAATCCTTTAGAGATAAGGCTAACTACTAATCAAATAGCCTTATATCTTAGGGATGATTTAGATTATCTGGCTACTACTCTTATGCCGGATACTGCTATTTATCCGTTTCCAGATTTTTATAGGATAGCTTGGGCGCTAATCCTTCAGAATCTCCATACTCTAACCACTAGTGAGATATTTAGATTCGCTCTTGGCTTACCCAGAGCTAACTGTAAGACTAGCTTTCTCAAACTTTTAGTTTGCTATTTACTAATCCATGATTATGAGTTTGATTTTATCTTAATAGTCTGCGCTACGGAGCCCCTGGCTGAGAATTTCCTAGAAGATGTAAATAGTATGATGACTACCTATGTACTTACCCAAGTATATGGCTCATGGGAACAAGGAAAGAGTAGAGATACTAAGAAGATTAAAAGAATTACTTGGCAAGGAAGGAATTTGATACTAGCAGCTATCGGGGCGCAAACTTCTTTACGTGGACTTAATATAGGAAATAAGAGACCACAGCTAATTATATGTGATGATGTACAGACAAAGGAGAATGATGAATCACCAGCAGAAAGATCAGCATTGCTACGGTGGCTCACAGGAACGCTATTTAAAGCAAGAGCTAAAGTGGAAAAGTCTGCTATATTTTATATTGGTAATATGTATAGTACTGACTGCATACTTTATAAATTCAGTAAAATACCAAATTGGAAATCCCTTATTACTGGTTCTATTCTAGCAGATGGAACAGTTCTTTGGCCTGCTCTTAATACATTAGAAGAGTTATTAGAAGAGTATGCACATGATGCAGCTCTAGGAGAAGGAGCTACTTGGTTTGCAGAGGTACAGAATGATCCCATAGGAGCTTCAATAGGGTTGTTGGATATGGGAGAGACTGTGCCCCTATTTACCTCTCCTAAGCCTGAAGATTTTGATATATACCCTACTAGATTCATTACTATTGATCCGGCGGGCAGAAAGACTACCTCGGATGATAATGTAATTGCTACTCATTGCTTAATGGATGAAGAGAAAATAGGTACTTTACATATAGATAATGGTAAATACTCACCTGATCAGGTTATTAAATTAGCTATTACCCAAGCAATACGGTATAAAGCAGGGACTATATTTGTAGAAAGTATTGCTTATCAATCTACTTTAGCTTTTTGGATGGAAAAAGCTTTAGCTAAACTAGATTTAGATATTAAAGTTATTCCTTTACCTACAGGAGTAGCTAGTAAATATCAAAGAATTAAAGCTTGGACTAAACAATTTGTACATGATAAGTGGTATTTTGCTAGACAAGAAGATTATAATAAAGCTACTTTTCAACTTTATGCTTTTAGAGTAGATAGAGTTGATAATACAGATGATATATTAGATGTACTAGCTCAGGCTGTTATAGCTCTTAATAAGCATTATCCTGAGATTATACAGGCTATACCACTAGGCCCTTCAGAGTTAGGTAAGGAGATAGATATACCTGTTTATAGGAATAATTCATATCTAGATCACTTTCGTAACCATTAACCCAGCCCAGATTAGCCAACTAGTCAAATTAGCCAAGAGGATAAACCAGATGGGGATCAATATTACACAAGATGCACATAACAAGTTAATAAAACTTGTTAAAGCTATTCAAGAAAAACAAAAAGATTTTACAGAATTTAATACTAAGCTAGAAACTATAGATATAGCTTATGCTAAGCATGAAGTTAAAATACCTTCTACAGGAGAAGGACAAGAGGATGAAACAGCTGTAAAAGTTCCTGTTGTTAATTCTGAGATAGATGATAATGTAGCTTATCTAGCTAGTATATTTGTTAATAAGCATCCACTCTTCCCAGTACTCTCCAATGAAGGAGATGCTAAGAATGCTATGATGTTACAGACTATGCTTAGTAAGGATGCTAGACAACAAAGATGGGGTAGGCAACTACTTAAGTTTTTAGTAGCTTCTGCTCGATATAATATAGGTGGAATAGAAGTTGAGAAGATAGATCAACAAGACATAACTGTTAGTAATAAAGAGAATGACCCCGCCGAGTTTGATATAATAGCCGATATTAATCCTGTAACGACATTAAAAGCTTTGGATATGTATAATGCTTTATTTGATTATAGAGTAGATCCTGCAGATGTAACTATTAAAGGGGATTATGCAGGATATAATGAAATAGTCTCTAAGACCACACTTAAAGCTTTAGGTAATTCATATTCAGAAGCTAAAACCGCTTATAATCTAGCAGAGGCTTATGCTTCCGGTATGGAAGGAACAGAAGACTATTGGAATGTTCCACCTGATATATCTACCCTTACTCCTGATTCTGCTGCTAAGAAAGAAGGTTGGTTTGATTGGATAGGTATTGTAGAACCTAAAGATGGGGATATGAAGCTGGCTAATAGTTCCTATTTCCTTACTCGTCTTTATGTCCGTATTATTCCTAGTGAATTTGGTATTTCTATCCCCGGTAAGAATAACCATCCTGTAATTATTAAACTTACTGTTGTTAATAATAAATGGATTATTAATTACCAAGAAGTAATTACTCCTCTTAATGCTTTGCCGATTTTATTCTCAGATACACGAGAAGATGGCTTCGGCTACCAGACTAAATCAGCTGGAGAGAATACCCTTCCTTATCAACAAACAGCTACTGAGTTACTACATACTAGGATAGGAGGAGCTAAAAGAGCACTTAATGATAGAGCTATCTTTGACTCTGATCATCTAGATGCTGCTAAAGTTAATTCTACTAATCCTTCTGCTAAGATACCCCTTAAAGGACGACTCCAATCAGCAGGAGAAAGACCCCCTCTTAATGCTCTTTATTACCAGATACCTTTTGAGTCTAGAGGAACTGAAGGAGCTATTACTGACCTATCTACTATCCTTCATCTTAAAGATCAAGTTAATGGTAATAACTTTGCATTTAGAGGAGAGCAAGTTAAGGGTAATAGGACTAGAGGAGAGTTTGAAGGGCTAGCTGGAAAAGCAGAAGGTAAAGCTCTCCCAACCGCTATTCGTATAGAAGAGCAAGTAATGATACTTCTTAAGTTAATGCTTAAATTGAATGTACTTACCTCTACTATAATAGATAAACAGATACTTAATGAGGAAGATGGTTCTTTAGTAAATATTAATATAGCAGAACTTAGAAAGGCTATGCTAGGATTTAAGATCACAGATGGGCTATTACCTAAGACTGCTGTTAGAGACCCAGAGGTTTTGAGTATGGCTATGCAGTTTATACAGAATGATCCTGAGCTAAATCAAACTCATGATAAAGCTAGGATATTTGGTGATCTTATGTCTATACTTGATGTAGATATAAGTAAACATGAAAGAAAGAAACCTTTACAACCACCTCAATCAATAGAAGGAGAACCTAATAATGCTACTGCCCCAGCAGCTGCCGGACCTACTAATTCCCCAGGACCCTAAAACTAAAGAGGATATAGCTACTCTTCTTAATACCCCTGCTGTACAATCTTATATAGTAGAACAGACTATGATAACTATGATGACATTTAATATAGATATTGATTCTAAAGAACCTAATTCTGCTGATTATATTAGAGGAGCTAATAGAGCAGCTTTAGAACTTTTTAATAAACTCACTAATTTCAATAACCTTAACTAAAAGGAATACTCCCCATGTCACTTTTCAACTTTAACAAAGCAGACCCCGCCCCCGCAGCTACTCCTACCCCAGCTTCTAATGCTGCTCCAGAAGCAGATCCAACTAGTAATCCAGCTGCTCCTGCTCCTGAACTCCAAGGGCTTGACAGATTGCAGAATTTGTTAGATAATGATCCTACTGATGGCAAACCTGATGACACGATTTCACCCGAATCAGATGAACCCTTTAACCCTGTAGAACTTCTTAATAATCCTGAGATGCTAGATAAGTTGTCTAGTTCTCTAGATTTCTCCTCTGCTATTTCCCCCGAGACTCAAACTAAGCTGGCTAATAACGAGCCAGATGGTCTTCTCTCACTTGTGCAAGATGCTGGCAAGATGGCCTACCAGCAAGCCCTAAAGCACTCGTCAGTTCTCATGCAGCAAACCCTAGATGATAGACTCTCAAGACTAGATAAATCTACCCAAGATGCTATCAATAACTCTTTGGGCAAGCATGAGTTACACCGTGAACTCCCAGAACTCAATAACCCTCTAATCTCTATGGCAGTAGAAGGATTTCAAGCTAAGCTAAAGCAACAGAATCCTAGTTTCTCCACTGAACAGGTAGCAGTAGAAACTAGGAATTATGTGAAATCGCTAGCTAATGAATTTGATCCTAATAGGGGTAAACCCTCTACTGATAATAAACCAGAGGCTATAGATTGGTTTGAGGAATTGGGACTTGGTTAATAGCCATAGTAGAGTGTTTTTAAGTTTAACCCGATTTTTAATTTAAATTAAGTGAGGTAATTCCTATGGGTCTTGGTACACATAATGCCAATGGCTTCTTCTATACCAGCTTTAATCCTGATGAGCTGAACAAGAAGTCTTTTTCAAATACTATCATGCGATTGTTTCCTAATGGTAGTGCTCCTCTATATGCTCTTACTGGTGAAACTGGTAAGAAACGAGCTGTTGCTGCTACGCACGGCTATTTTACTAAGCATATGGCATATCCTAATCTAACTGTAGATGATGCAGATGATCTTATCTCTACAGATACTACGCTAGTAGTTGATTCTAGTGCTGGTGTAGCCGCTGGTATGACCTTTCAAGTACCTACTACTCGAGAAATCTTTCGTATTGCTAGTGTTACTGATGCTACTACAGTAGTTATTGAACGTAGTTTTGGTCGTGTAGCTGCTGGTGCTATTGTAGATGATGAAGTATGTACGCTAGTAGGTAATGCACAGGTAGAAGCCAGTACTCGTCCTGTTGCTCGTTCCATTGACTCTGCTTATGTTCCTAACTATACAGTTATTGTTCGTAATGCTTGGGCTATCTCTGATACTGCTGCTAAGTCTTTGGCAGAAGCTGGTTTTAATAATGTAGCAGAGAATAAGCTGGACTGCGTAGAATTGCATTCTACTGAGATAGAAGGCCAGATGTTGTATGGTCAGGCTGTAGCTCCTGCTACTGATACTGTAACCGGTAAGCCTATTCATGCTACTCAGGGTTTTGTAGATGCTGTTTATCAGCATGCGGCAGCTAATGTTAAAACAGCGGGTGCTACTACTACTTATGCTCAGTTGGTTGATCTAGTATCTCCTGCTTTTGCTTATAGTAGCAGTAAGTCAGGTGGCGGAGTTAAAGAACGTGCATTGTTCTGTGATACTCTAGCTATGAAGGTTATCCATGAGATTGGTGTAGCTGCTGGTCAGGTTACTATGACTACTGAGACTACTTCCTTTGGTCTCGTTTATACTATGTTTAAGTTTTATCGTGGTATCCTTCGTCTTATTGAGCATCCTCTACTTAATGAGTTGGCTCCAGCTGCTGGTGTAGCTCTTACTGTTGACCTTCCTACTCTGGGAGTAGCTTACCTAGAAGGACGAGATGTTAAACGTGAAGAGTATGATGGTAGTAAGGATAGTACTGGGTCTGGTATTGACGCTTCTGGTGGCTCTCTGACTACTGAGTTTGCTACTGAATTCACTAGTCCTAATACCTGTGGTATTATCAACGGTTTGACTGCAGGTGCGTAATTAGGAGGTGATCCTAATGGGAACCGGCTCAGTAGATAAGTCACGCTATCTATTGGGTCGGCGCCCAGTCTTTTGGCTTCGCTATTGGCTTCGCTATTGGCTTCGCTATTGGCTTCATAGTAGCGCAGTGGGTTTACATTGGGTAGCTGTAGTGATAGCGTTAGCAAGCGGAGCGGTTTACCGTCTCCGATGGCTTCGCTTCTCACACAGCGAGGGTCCCGATGTCACACCCCAAGATACGATACTTAAATAATTAACCACACAAACAGGAGTTTATATTATGGTTGCTAAACTTGGCAGTATTAGTACGGGAGTTACTTCTACTCTTAAAAATGATGCAATGGATGCTACTAAAAAAGTTAATGATCAATTAACTAAAGATACACAAGATATGGATGATGAAGTAGCTAAATTAGCTGATACTCAAATTCTTTATAAAACTATAGGAGAAGCTGTATTTAATTTCTTTTCTTCTGATAGAAGAGAGATTAATTTTAAAGCTGGTATGCTTATAGTAGATGCAGATGATGAAGTATTGATTGAAGATCTTGCTTATCATGTAAAACAAAAACGTATTAAGGTAGAAGGAGAATAATTAGATGTCTACCTATGGTGAGCTTGTAACGAATGCTTTGATTATTATTCCTAGACCGGAGTTAGAACCTCTGATCAGGACTAAGCTTAATCAACTTATTCAATATATTTCTAAGTCCGGTTTATTCTGGAGAGATATAGTAGAGGTTACCATAGGTAGTTCTGATGGAGTAGATCCAGCTACATATATACAATCACTTACTATAACTAATGCTGTTCGTAATATTGCCTATCTTAAATATCCTGAGCGTGTTGATAAAATTCATAAATTAACCTTAGAAGAAATTGCTACTAATTGGGAAGTACAAAATAGTTGTTGTTATCTTAGTGGCTCTCTATTACATATTAAACATGTATATCTTACTGCTACTTTTGATTTTGCTTATTATACCTCTCCTATTATCTTTGCTACTGATGGTACAGATGATGATGAAAGTAATTGGATAACAGAACTTTGTCCTGGACTATTGGAGGATATGTTAGCTACTTATATATTAGTTCTTAAAGGTGAGAAGAAAGATGCAGATACTATTTCACAGTTATCTGCTATGATGAAGCAAACTTATATTCGTGATTTCGTTGATAGTGTATCTACTTAAATATGAAACTTTATTCTAATCCTAAGAAGCTTAAATATTTTAGTCCTAGGTACTATAAATGGATTATAGTACCTAAGAATTATGTATCTAATGGTGCAGATATAGTATTAGATTTCTACCCTAAATCTTGGTTTATTCATGATTGGGTATGTGGTAGTTATTTTGGAGGAGAAGTAATACCTAAAGGAGGAGTATGGGAAGATGATACTCCTATGACTAATTGGCAATTATCCCGAGTCTTTGCAGATGTTATAAGAGATGAAGCGGAAGAGAAACTTAAAGACTCTACGGGGTTTTTAATGACTACTAGGAATTGTTTTGGCTGGTTAATACTTCCTACTACTAGATTCTGGGGTACTTGGTTATTTGGTGGTGGTAAAGCTAGAGAAAATGGGATGTGGTAATATGGGATATATTCTAGGTAATAAGTCCAAAGCTCAATTAGTAGGTGTAGAACCTGGTATTATAGCTAATGTAGTTATAGCTATTTCTATTTGTCAGAGTGATTTCTCTGTGTTTGATGGAATTAGAGGAGNTAGACAACAAGCTCATATGGTACAAACTGGGGTAAGTACTTCTTTAAATAGTTATCATCTATATGGAAATGCTGTAGATTTAGTTCCTTGGTTTGATGGTAGAAACTGGTGGGATTCTTCTGACCCTGTTATACAAAAAAGAATAGATAAAGCTTTTAAAGATATAGCAATAGTTATGAAAAAAGCTCAAAAGATTACAGGGATTAAAATGGATAATGGATTTGATCTATGGGGATGGGATAAACCACATTGGCAAAGAACTGGCTGGAGACAGCTATATGATATCCGTACTATTAAGCATGAGTTATAATAAGGAATAACTAAGTGGACTCTATAATCTTAAAAGTAATTGAATCTTCTATATTTGCAGCTATTCTAATTTTAGTTCTTTGGGCTTTCTTTGTTAAATTTCTACCCAGACTTACTAAAGCTATTGATGAATCCACTGATAGAAATTCTAAAGAACATGCAGCTCTTACTCTTATGATTTTAAATGCAGAACGTAGAATGAATTGGCATGAAGCTAGAGTATATGGAGTTAATCCTTCTACTGGTGAAACGCAAAACGATCAGCAGAAAGCTGCTACTGAGTCATTTGCTAGAGCTGAGGGCGCATATAAGAGATTAAATAGAGATATTCATGATATATTTGGCATGAATAATAATCAAAAGTAATTAAAGTAACTAGAGGATATAGAAATGGCTAAAAAGGCAGAGTTTAGATTCTTTCCTACTGGAAAGAAAAAGAATAAGGATGGACAGTTAATTAATATTCCAAAGAAGTTTTTTGAGTGGTGGAGAGAAACTAAAGATACCGATGGTATTGTTGTTCATAGGCAGTTAATTGGGCAGTATTGGCCTAATATGGGATATAATTGTACTAGTAAACCTGTTCATGATGCCTTACGTGCTATGTGTAAAGATTGGGAAGAGAAAGGTATGATTACTATTGTTCCACTTAGTGAAGGTCAGAAGTTTATTTCTACTAAGGTAGGGAAAGGCTAATGACTATTCAACTTTCGGATGATGTAAGAAATGCTAGATTAGATGCAATTGAAACAGTTATAGGAACTACTCCTCTTTTAGATATTCGTTCTGGTGCTCAACCTGCTGATTGTGCTGCTGCAGATAGTGGTACTGAAATAGAACATATGACATTACCTTCTGACTGGTTAGCTGCTGCTGCGAGTGGAGCAAAAGCTAAAGCTGGTACTTGGTCAGGTACAGCAGATGCAGATGGTACTGCTGCTCATTTTCGTATTAAAGATAGTGGTGATGCAGAGTGTGATCTACAAGGATCTATAACTGCAACCTCTGGTGGGGGTGATATGGAATTGGATAATACAAGTATTACTAGTGGTCAAACAGTTACCATTACTACCTTTACTCTTACAGATGGTAATGTTTAATTATAGGGGTATTTAAGATGAGCTTTGAAACAGAGAAGCAAGATAATGAC